TGTCGTGTTTCCAAACGACTCTAGTAATAAAAGATTATCAGTTAACACAGTCAACCAATTCGGCGCTACACTTGCGGGAACTTCTATTCTATTATTTACTATAGATACAACTCTACCAATTACTATTTTTATTACCGTTTCAATAATATTGCCAGTTGAAGCAGGTATTTCAAAATAATTATCTTCAATTTTTATTTGTGCATCTTCAGAAATAATAAAAGCTGTTCCTCCATTTTGCAGGGTCAGCATATCGTTGTGTTTTATTAATGTTTGACTGCCAAATGGGAAGTAGCGTTTGATATTTATTTGTGCTGTCTTTCCTAGCTGTAATCTATTATTTTCCACAGAACATATATCACTGCCATGTAGTTCAATTAGAATGTCAAATCCTCTAATTTTAGATTTATGTATATGTCCATTAAAACACTTACTCCACTGAATGCCTATTCCGTAATTTTGCTGTTGTTCGGTTATAGTGCATCTTTCAATAATAGGACGCATCATGTAGTTTTGTGTAGTTCCATCATCAGTAAACCCATTGTTAGGATCGTTTAGTTTTATGCCATAATATGCCTTAATTTCAATATCAAAAAATTTAGGTGCTTCTCTTTCTTCCAATCCATTTCCAGCAATATATTCAAATGCATATTTAACATTATTAGTACATTCTACTATGCTAATTCCTTGACCAGAACCTTGTATAATTGTTTTTTCTGATAAAATTATTGAATCGCTTATTATATATCTTCCTTTCGGAAAAAATAATACTCCTCCACCTGATGTATTAATAGAATTAACAGCCGCCTGTATCGCCGCCGTATCATCCGTCACCCCGTCGCCCTTCGCGCCGAAACCCTTGACGTTGTAAACAGGTTGAGCTACATACTTCGCATAATCGGCCAAATGCGAAATAGTTTTATTTTCCCATTTCGTCAATCTGCCGTTCAAATATGTTTCATTCCCAGGAGCAGGGCCAAAATTTTCGCCTTCGGCATCAATAAGTGAATCTGTAACAAATGGGTCGTGAGTTGTCCCAGTAATGACAAGATTATCAATCCTGGCATCAGTATTGTCAATAGCCTCCTTTACAGTACTTCCGGTTGCATTCCCCGAATACGTTACATCCTGCGCGGCATGCTTATCCGCTGTTCCGGCAATATGATTGACTAATTGCGTGTTGATGTTTATGAAATTCTGCTTGACTACGCTCCACCAATCCCTGAGTTTTGTCAGTCCGTTAAAATTAGTATCTATATTAGCCATATTACCCCTCCTATATATAAAGTGGTATAAAATCAAAAAGCACCGAACAATTTAGCCCCGTGCCTGTTATGGTTGCTATATTTGTACCTGGTATAAGTTTTAAAAAACTTGCCAGGTCGCCAGTCACCACGTTAAGTTTATTTATGCTTCCAAGCTTTACCGTGCAGTTTACATTATCGATTGTTACGGTTCCATTGCTTACGGCTTCGTTATATGTCAGCGTTTTGCCGTTCAGCGTTATCGAGAATGTGGTAAATGAGCCTGTTATGATGATTTTTGATAGCGCTCCAACTTGTGATTTATAATTTATGTCCGTAGTTCCCCAGTTTTCAAAAGTAACCTCCGTTGGGCTTGAAGTTATATTAAACTTAAAATTGTCCACGGGGGTTAGTAATATATCGCTATTTAATGGCAGTATACTGTCAAGTATTATATCTTCTCCAGTGCTTACAACATATTGCGCCATCGGCTGGCATTCAAACTGAACTGAAAATTCGGCAGTATAAGCGGTATCACTTATTTTGACGCTTGTATATACTTTTGCCTGATAGTATTTATCCGGCTCATCGTCAAAAATAAGCTGCCCTTCGCCACTTAACCATGCCGCGACGGCTCTGGCTTTAAGTCGTAAGCTGTTTAAATCTGCTTCTGTATAAGTGAATTTTACCGAAATAACCCTTACATCATTTGTATTATCGCCAAAGTCATATACGCCATGTTTACTGGGAATAACAAGTTGCCGTTTTCGTAAAGTCGGCAACATATTCCTATCTTCAGAGCGCATATATAAACCAAAGTCGTTGTAGGAGTGAAGTCCATTATACATTATTCCTATCATGCAGTACTAACCCCCAAGCCTCTGCTTCTCGATTGTTGCAATGAATATAATTCTCTTGCAATTTTCTGTACGTCTGCTTCTTCTCTTACATGTAGTTCCGCAATGTTAAAACTATTTACAATTTGATTAGCTTCCTGTGTTTCATCGCCCAAAGGCTTAACCCTTGCGCCCCGCGGAAGTTCAAGGAGTTCAGGGCCTGCTTCGCCAACTATGGCATGGCCTTTCTCTGTAATTTCGCCACCTGCAGCAAGCATTGGGATAGTCTTGATATTTAAACCTTTGCCACCAACACCAGGCACCCAATCAGGTATTTTTATGTTGTTTATTCCTTCAATAAAAGTGTTTATACCTTTGATTATATAATTTATAGCAGATTTAATGCCATTAACAAGCCCATTCCAAATGTTTAGAACACTTTCTTTTATAGCCGTAAATACAGCTATAAATGCCTTTTTAAAACCCTCTACCAGAGCTACAATTGTTGCCAAATATGCAGAAAAATATTCTTTTATTCCATTCCAAACGCCTTCCCAATCGCCTTTTATAAGTGCTAAGACAGTCTTTATAACTGCCGCTATTGCATTCATGGCAGGTTCGATAACAGGCAATAAAGCCTCAAAAACTGTCATCACAAGCGGCAATACTACTTGTGCAAGGTCGTTAAACAAATCAAGCAGTGGTGGCAATATCACTTGCACTATCTCATTTATGAGCTCCATCAGAGGCGGCAAAACTGTTTGCGTAAACTGATTAAATAGTTCAATGATTATAGGCATTACAGCATCTATTATCTGCTTGAATAACTCTATCAATGGTGGTAAAAGCGTGCTGATTATTTCCTTAAGCAAGTCCATTAATGGCGGCAATACTGTGTTAATAACGTCGGTAAACAACTGTATAAACGGTGGCAAAATCTCATTTATTATCACTTTTAGCAAGTCTGTTAAAGGCGGCAATATAGTTTGTATTATGCCTGTAAAAAGCTGTATTAATGGTGGCAAAACAGCCTGTATAACATTTGTAAGCAGCCATATTATCGGCGGCAAAACATTTGTTGCAATGTCCGTAAATAATGCTATCATCGGTGGTAGTGCATTAGTAATGAGGTCCATTAAAAATGGCAATACTGCAGCTACCGCATCAGATAAGACACTAAATACATTACTTACTATATCTTGTATTGTGGGCATATTATCTAACAAAAAATTAACAAATTCCTGAAGCATTGGTAGCATTGAATTGGTAAGATTTTTAACGATACCACCAAATGCCTGCTGCAAATCTGCCACACTATCACCAAATGCAACATTGGCTTTAACAGCATCCTCGGACATGACAAGCCCAAGTTCGTCGGCACGGTCTTTTAAGGCCTGCATCCCTTCGCTTCCAGCGTTCAGAAGCGGCAACATTTCGGTATATGACTTTCCAAGAAGGTCATTTCCAAGTGCATTTCTGACAGCGCCTTGTTCCATATCGGCAAGTCCGGCCATAACCTTATCGAATATTTCCTCTTGGCTTTTATTCTTCAAATCATCAAGGCTAATACCGAGCTTACTGAATGATTCGATAGCTTTATAGTTTCCAGCCATAGCGTTAGCCATCTCATCGGACAGCTTTTTTATGCCAACTTCTAACTTCCCGACATCGGCCCCGGATTGACCTGCGGCATATTTCCAGCGCTGGAGTTCTTCTCGGTTTATTCCGGTTCTTTCAGATAGTTTGTCTATTTCATCAGCATATGCGGCAGTCTGATTTGTCACAGCCAGCAACCCGCCAACAGCAGCAGTCGCACCACCAACTATAGCAGTGCCCCATTTTGCCGCCGTACCTATTGCACCGCCAAGAGTAGAGGCTACATTTTTTCCTTTTTTGTCAGTTTCGTCGAGGCTTTTATTTGCCTCCGAGCTATCAACAAAAATGCTACCGAATAGCTTAAATATTTCCAATGCTCTCACCTGCCTTCATGCGCCGCTACAACCGCAAGCATTTCTTCCATTATTTCTTCGTTGGATTTTTGGGTATATCGATATTGTTTATGGAATAATTTTTCTTTGAATTCATTGAATTTCACAGGATTTAGCCAATTCATAGCCATATATGGATACATACCGACCCATAATTCCCATGCGGCCTGCTCTTTTTCCTGCTCTACCGCATAGGCAATATAATCTACCGCTACTGATAGCGGTAAATCCATAATCATCTGTGGGCTGTATGTCTTTGATAGCAACTCAACAATCCGCGGCCCTTTTATTTGACCGCAGATTTGAAAAAATTTACCACGCCGGCATCCGAGAAAAGCTCTTTCACAAATTGTACTAGGTCAATATTTTCAGCTTCTTTTACTGAAACACCCTTTATTTCAGCCACAAAAGCATAGATTTCTTGCTCCGCTTTATGTGCCTTTGATATTATTTGCATCATTAAATCAGCCCCGATTTGCTCCTGAGAAGCTTTAGGGTCTGTTATTTTCAGGCCAAGTTTATCTATGATTGCAGATAATTTTATGCCTTGTTTTAAAGTAATCATATTATCCCTCCAAACTTAAAGGGCAGGCTTCCCTGCCCATTATTACTCAATACTTGCAGCATCCTCAACCTTATATAGGTCTTTTGTATCGTCAGTAGGATCCCAATGAGCATATACTTCCATTGCTATTGTGCCTTCACCCTTCGGTACTGCTGCAAAGTTAAAATCATTCTCCGTCATGGCATTATACAAGGTTATCTTTTTGTATTCTCCTTTTACCGTTTTGGCAAACATGGTGATGTTTTTCAGGTATGCCGTGCTCGGTATAACGCCGACATTGGAAGATTTGCAGGTTATTGTATACGGTGTCGTGGAGCCATCGCCTTCAAAAGTGGCATAAGGCATAGCAAGCTTTAGTGTTTGCATTGATGTGTCAAGGTGCGTAACATTAAGCTGTGCATTAATTTCGTCAACCACCTGTGCGCCTTTGGATTTACCCCTTCTTCCATCAAATTCAATCTCCCGGATATTTTTTGTGACGATAAATGTTCCTCCTCCACGGGTAGGGCCCAGTAGTGCCTGGTCAGTCTCACCATAATTGACATATACTATACCGTAATCAATCTGTATGTTCTCAAGTTGCTGCTGTGTAAGTGCCATATAATCAACTCCTTCCGAATAGTCTTGCTTCATAGATATATTTCCGGCGTTTAATAGCCGGGTCATCATCTATGAGCGGTATTTTTCTGTCTAAATAAAAAGTGACCGCCAGCCCTTCGGCAGTCAATGTCTTTTTGTTAAGTGCCCCATTTACGCTCTGCATCAGCGTTTCTAGCGCTGTTGTATCTCCGCCGGCTGGCATATCCCAACCATCAATATCGACTGCGACTGACTCAAATTCCTCACCGTCGTTTTGGATCTGTGTAAAATCATATACAAGGTACGGATATTGAGCACTTTCAGGAGCAACCTGGAAGTATACGCGAGGATGTATTGATTTTAGATATGGATACAATGTCTCACGTAGTTTCTTCATCGCCGACTTCCTCCTCCTCGTTAATCAAACCTAATGCCCTGTTTTCGTCCTCAATTTCCTTGATATACATGCCTTCTATTCGCCGGATTTCGTCGATGTTGGCAAAAGTTGTCTCTCTTACAACTCCCTTTTTAGGCATGTTTTTTGAGCCCAGCTCCTGATTAACTCCATACCAGGTATCATGCTTGATACCGATTTGCAGGTCGGCATCCTTTTTGCGCACCCAGTATTGAGTAGAATTATAAATACGCTTATTCCGCTTCATGCCGGGTAGTTTTTTGAGTTCATCCACCATTCGCCTGCGGAGGAATTTTGCAACATCTTTCAAAGCAGCGCGGGAAAGTTCGGCTAGGGTGTATTTCGCACGGTCAACCTTGGAGATATATTCAACACCATCTTTTTTAACTTTGATTACGCTCTTAGGTAGCGGCATTGTTAACCACCCCCTGGCAGATGAGCTCGGTCAACTCTCCGTCTTTGTCGTATGTGCGGATAATGGTATATTCCTTGTCATTATATTTGAGCTTTAACTCCTGATTGTAGTCTATTGTTCGCACAACAAACATCAATTCAGGCCGTAATCCTGTAGCCGCTGCCTGATAAAATTCTGACTGCCGGATTGACTGCTTATCTGCAAATATTTCACGCTCAGTTGTTATCTCAATAGGGTCGCCCATGTCGTTTTCGCCGATGGTAATGCTGATTAACTTTATAACCTCTTTAAAAAGCATTTAAGTCACCGCCTCGACTGTATATTCCTGTGACAACGACAAGTGCATCTTAAGCATATCGTACGACTGTTGCAGCTTTTCAGCATCAGGATTGTTCCAACCGAAGTTAGCCTTGCAATAGACAACAATCGCCCGCTTTATCAATGCGTCGGTATCATCATTTACTTTACTTTCGAGTACGCCGGATAGTTTTAAGTCACTTCGGGCGGCTGAAATAAGGTCGGTTATTTCGCTGTCAAAAGCTGTATTGCTTATACGCAGGGCAGTTTTAACATCATCAAGTATAGGCATCAATATCCCTCCTTATTAGGAGGGAGAGCCGAAGCCCTCCCATGATTATGCACCCTTCTTGATGATTAAAACGCCGTTCGGGTCGAGTATCTTACCATCAGCTATCAATATAGCCTTATCAACCCACTGATTAGTGTCGTGGTCTAGCCACCTATACATGCTCATCTGCATATTGGAGTTGATGCAGTAGTCGGACAGCTTGCAGAATACGGCCACAACATCACCAGTAGCAGCAGATTCATAGGGAGCTATAACATCATCCTCAACAAGGATTACTTCTCTACCTCCAAACCTTTCCTGCGGGCCGTCGGTAATACCATAGTTTACCCTGCCTATAGGCTGCCCGTTGCTGTCTACCATGCCATCAATGTAGCCTTCAAAGGTTCCGGCAGCCATAATAAAGCTGCCACCTGCCCTGTAAGACAACGGAATCTTTGCAAATACTTTCTTCTTCCAGCCGTCCCAGGTTGTAAAGTCAGCAGGAGCAAGGGTAATTACATTGCCGGCAGGAATTCTGCTGTCAACCGTAATACCGGTAGGCTGTCCAGTACCGCTACCCTTAATTATTGCGATATCAAGAGCTTTAGTCATGGCTTCGACAATAAGCTGTACGATTGTGCTTTCAAAGATGTCAAGGGTTGTTGCATCTGCAAGCAAGGACACTGCAACTTTGCATTCCAAGCCATAGTAGCTAAACGTTACTTTGGTATTGGCTGTAACCTTCTGCCTATCGGATACAGCAGATTCACCTATCCAGGTTGCAACGGGCTTGAGCGACAAAATTGGAACTTCCATGCCGCCTTTTACGTTCGTCTTTCTAACCCTGTTGAATATCTGTCCGTAGGTTTTCATCTCTTTGATGATTTCCTGCATTATGGTTGTGGGTATTACTGCGGCCGCATCAGATGTTCCGGTATAAGTGTCAGCATTTCTAAATTCCTGCGGCATTATGCCGGTCTTGCAGAAGTTCATAAATGCCTTTCTGTACTCAATGGTGTTGTACTTGTCTTCCGGCTCCGGCTTTTTGCCGAAATCGGCCTTCCCATCGAGCAGGTCTTTTACATCGCCGCCGATTTTGACATCTTTCAAGGCGTTCATGTTTGCTTGGGCCTTGGCGAACTTTTCATACTGCTCATCGAGGTCTTTAATCTCCTTTTCTTTTGCCTCGTACTCCTGAAGCTTTCCTTCGTTTAGAAGGTTCTGCGCTTCCTCTATCAATGCGTTTCTCTTTGTGAGATATTCCTTTTTATTCATCTCTCATTTCTCCTTTCAATTTTAAAAGATTTAATTTTGCTTTCGCCGTTTTAATGGCTTTATCACCCTCACGGGCTTGATTTTTAATATAGGTCCTCATTTTGTTTATGACTTCCTGCGGCAGTATGGTTGCGGCGTAAGCGCTGGCGACTAGTCTTGCCTGATCATCAAACATGATTTCATCGGCAAGCTTGTATTGTACTGCCTGTTGAGCGTTGAACCATGTTTCCTTGTTCATAAGGCTCAATAACTCCTTCATCTCCATGCCGGTTTTAAGCCGGTATGCATTAGCAATTGATACATTGTAATTTTTCAGTACCTCTGCTTCATGCTCAAACACCCGATAATCTCCAGCGGCTATCTCAGATACGTTATGTATCATGATTTGCGCCGTGGGTGAGATAAGTATCTTCTTTCCTGCCATTGCAATAACACTTGCTGCACTGGCAGCTCTGCCGACAATCTTAACTGTCACATTACCTTTATAGTCCTTTAAGGTGGTATAAATCTCCGAACCAGCATAAACATCACCACCGCCCGAATTGATTTCAATTTCCAAATCCTCCCCATTAGCTTTTTGGATTTGCTGGCTTATGTCTTTGGGACTTATGGCTTCTATGCCGAACCATTCATAAATCCATTTGTCGTCATTTGATACGATAACGCCTTTAACATCAATCTTCACCGTTTCCACCTCCCTCCGTTACTGGTGCAGTGTCGAGTCTTCTAATCGGCTTGTCGCCTCCCTCAATCGGCCCCATGTTCATTACCCAACGCCATTCGTTCGGCGTCATAGCTCCACGGTCAACCATTTGCATGAGGTTTAATTTGGTCTGCATGGACGCATATTGCAGGCTAGAGGCTTCAAAGATGATTTTGTTCCCGAAACCCCTTTCCTTCCGAGTGAAAAGTTTCCGGGTATACTCCCCGCTCATTTGGATAGATAAGGGTTCGATTTCCGACTCATAGTAAGAATTCCACTCATCTTCCGTGTATTTGCTCTGGACAATCTTTTCGTTGGTATTAAAAAAGCTATATATCCTCTGCAGCGTCCTATCCATTTGCGCTGCATTAGGTACATAGCTTTCAGGCTTAACCTGTTGTATATCGCATTTTGCATCTACACCGGCTGCCCCTCCGGTATCAGCATCTATAGAGAGATAGTTTTTTACAAAATCGTCAACATTCTTTTTAATATCTTCAGGTTTCAACATGTTTGGAAATTTTAAAAGCCATTTTATAACATTGCTGTTTTTAATGGCTTTCACAATCCCCTGGTCTGTCGTGTTGACTACCTCCATCAGAGATGTTATCGCCTTTGCTGGACTGTCGCCGAAGATATCATTCTCGTTGAAGTCCTGCCGTAAATGGATTATATCCCGGTATGGGAAAGTAAGCAGTTTCCCGTTTTGAAGCGTAAACTTTAAAAATAATTCACCGTTTTTGTCATATATCGCTTCCACTCCAAGACAGGGTATAGGGTATAATTGATACGGATACCCAAATTCATCTCGGACAATTAAGGCAAATGCATTGTTGTTCAAACTAAGTTGCGTCGCAAGCTTTTCCTGCATCATTTGTCCTGTCATATACGGGTTCGGTTCCTCCAACAGAAAACGCATATACGGTTCTGGATTAACCTTTATACCATCGGGCCCTTCCCGGATATGTTTTGCAACAAGCTTGCCGATCGCCTTAGCTTTCGGCCTTATGCATGAGCGGATTATATCGGATTGATATAAATTTCCGTTCCATGAATAAAAGCCATTTCCACGCTCTGTTATAAGTTCAAACTTATATCCAGCATAAGGATATGTTTGATTCCTGAATAATCTCTGAAATAAGCCCACATTATCACCGCCTTCATATTAATGCCTGATAATCTGCCATCTTTTCAGCCAACCCGACATATGCGTCCAGAAGTGACACCATGCCATCGATTCGCTTCCTGGTACTTGTTCCCTTGATTGGCCTTATCATGTCGTTATCATCGTGTTTGACCGTAACATTAGTAAGACACCACTTTAGGATAGGGTTGTTGTTATAGTTGATGTTCTTGGCCCTGAGGTCAGCTTCCATGTTACGCATTGGCTGATTAAACGTTATTGCTCCCTGAGCGCATTTGACCATTTCAAAGCCATAATTTTTCATATCCTCAACCCAATAGCCGGCAAGTGCACGGTCGTAGTAAATCCATAGTGGCCGTATGCCATATTCCTGATACATCTTGACAAACCAAGCCGTTACATCTGCATAATTTACCCTGAATCCTTCACAAGCTGTAAGTAGTCCCCTGTCTCTCCATTTGTCATAGGGGATCTTATCCTCAGTAACTCTCTGTTCCAATAACTCACCAGGTAGGAAGTATTGCTGCAATACATATTTCTTATCGCTTCCGGCTTTCATAATGAGTAAAGTTGCACAGGTGAGGTCTGTTGTGGATGATAAGTCACAACCGCCCACCGCATAACAATTCCTTACTTCCTCGATGTCAAATGTCTCTGTGTTATTTATGACTTCATAAGGCAACCAATCACCGGCACCGTTGTCAACTACATCAAAGTCTTTTGTAAGCAGGTTCGATACCAAAGAGGGCACTCGCTTTGCTTTCTCAACCTTCTCGGCAAGCTTCTGCCGGTCTTTGATTGTGCCAAGCCCAGGATTAGCCTTTTCCCAACATTCGGGCTTGGTCCATTCGTCCCTACTATCAAGTTCGTATATGATAGGCAATAACCTTTCATCTTCAAAACCTTCAAGTCCATCTATTACCTTGCTTGCATAATCATATTTTTCGTCATACACAAGCTCCCGGACCGTACCGGCTGTTGTGGTTTCAAATAGCATCGGCTGCTCTCTGGCCGTCATACCGTCATAAATTACATCATAGAGGTTTTTGTCTTTCCAGGCGTGGATTTCATCCATACAAGCGCCGTGGACATTCAGGCCGTCGAGGGTATCGCTGTCCGAGCCGACGGGTTTAAAAAATGAATCCTCATACTTGCCAAGGCCAACAATTTCTTTAACCAAGCATTTTATTCTCTTGTTGAGCGCAGGCGATTTCTTTACCATGCGCTTTGCTTCTTTCCAGATTATCTTTGCCTGGTCCTCTTTTGTTGCCACCGCATATATTTCCGCACCTGGTTCACCATCGGCAATCATCAGGTACAAACCAACGGCTGCGGATAGTGTTGACTTACCGTTTTTTCTTGCGACAATTAAAAGGACCTCGGTATATTTCCGAAGTCTTGTATTCTTGTCGATGAAACCAAAGGCTGCAGCTATTAAAGCCTTCTGCCACAACTCCAATATGACGGGCTTACCACCCCATTTGCCTTTTGAATGCTTGCAGTATTTTTCAATAAAGTCTATTGCGTGCCAAGCCCTATCATTATCATATATCCATGGTTCGCGTGGGTTTAAAATATCGTTTACAAGTTTTTTGTATTGTTTATAAACTTTCTGTGATACAGCAATTTTGCCTTGTTCTATCTGTTCCCAATATTGAAGTATTGGATTCGGGCGTGGTATCTTACTTCCGGCCAACGAAGTCATCAAAGCCGTCATCCTCATCACCGGCCTTCCCGGTCTTTGGCTTTGGCAGCATATCAGTTAGTTGTTTTATTATGGTTTGGTAATTTTTATTCATCTGATTGTATAACCGGGCAACCGGGCGTTCTCTTTCATATGGGTCAGTCTTTTCTGATTGCGTGAAAAGTTCAACATAACCTTTTTCGTCAAGGTCCTTTTCATAATCTTCAAGAGTAACTCTCATATATGCGGCTCTTCGAATGAGGCCATCGGCAACACCCATCAATTCTTCCGGTATGTTCTCGTAATTTTTTCTAAGTCTTTTTTCCTCTCGAGATATTCTTTTATCTTTTGGTAATTCTTTCTTTTTTGCCATAAAATCACCTGCCTTTTTGGGTAGGGGGTCATGCGCGCGGCCTGTGTGTTTTTTGGAGG